TAAGTTTTGAAGATTTTCTGATAAACTCTCGACCTTCTTTTTTCCAATTCCATTCGTCCGGTTCCCATCCGATAGTCTCCAGATAATCCTTGACCTGATCTGTATTATTAATATTACCACGATCAAAAGAGACCCTAGAGTGTGGGCCGATAACGGGGCTAGAATCAATTGAGGTGTTAGGATCAAGCTCAAAATAACGGGCAACGTGACTAGTAAGAAGTCCCTTTTTGGTGAAAACATGTGTAACACTTTTTACCCCCGGCCACTGGCTACTATGAACGCCTTTAGTTTTAAGAGTATTTATTTCCGCCCGAATACGGTCTAAGGCTACTCTAGATTCAGTAGGACAAGTAACATACACTAATAACTTAGGATTAACTTCTGCTGAAATTGTTTCTATTTCATCTTTTAGAGACTTTTTGAGAGCATTTAGTTGATTTATATTCAACTGCCAACCCATTAATATCTGCTCAGACATTATACGCTCTACTTCAAGCTCTGTATTTAATGCAGTTAGTATGTTTTTACCACTAACCTTCTCAAATTTACTTTTGTAATGCTCGTTAGCTTCAGTCAGTAGAGTATTGTATATTTTAGTGCCTAGTCTAACATCTTGTTTTAAGTATTCAAACATTTTTTCTGTAAACTCAGAGAAATCAGAAAAATCTCCTTTATAGTCGTTTAAGGCAATACCCCAACGAGCTAGGCTATGACTATTACCTTGTACAACTTTTTTCATAGACTTATCACCTTTGTTTATAGCGATAGCCCGTTTCTTTAAATAACGTTGATACTCTTTTTGTTCTGCATTAAACCTTTCAAAGTTTAAAACTTGAGACATTACCTTTGAGCAAGAAATCTTTGATTTTGGAAACCAAGTAGGTTCTAGCTTCATAAGCGCAGGGACGTCAAATCCCCACGCGTTATGAGCAATAATAATATCAGCCTCATCTAGCTTCTGAAGAAACTCTTTTAATTGATGAGGCCGATAGAAGAACTCTTCACCTGTGGCAGCATCTTTAATACCACCACAGTGAAACTTGGTTACGTCCAACAAGAGATTATCTGTCTCAATGTCGAATACGTAACGCTTCATATATTAGTACCCTTGTTCTTTAGTAAGTTGTTCGTCTAGTATTTCTATTTCACTTTCTTTATAAAACTCATAAGCTTCATAGGCTTTATGTACTGCTATTTGAATTGAGTAATCAGGGTGTGTATCCCGATACATTTTAGCAATACGTTTGATAAAAGAAAAGTCGAACATTTAGTTTCCCTTACATGTAAAGTTTAACGCGTTCTTGACGCCAGTATTTATCGAAGTCTTCTGGACTCATATCGAAGTCATGACGAATCCATTCTTTAAGGTCAGCTAACTCTTGTTTAACGTCGTTGTTATTCAACAAAGCCCGTTCAACTGCCCGAATACGCTCTTCTTTAGTCATTGGACGAATCATTTTTTAACTCTCTCTTTAGCACACTAACAAGTGCAGTAAGTTCTTTCGCACGTTCTTTAGTAGTAGTGGTATACGCATCCAAACGGATAAGTTGAATTACACGCTCAATACGCTTAATTGTTTGTTCAACTGTCATTTCGATTCACCTTTTGCTTTGGCAATGGCGGCGCGGGCAATGTTCTGCATAATTCCAGCCCGCCTTTTTGCCCAATCCAGTTCAGAACCAGCCCATGTCATTGGCTCAGAATGTCCCATACCTTCGATTCGCTCCAACGCTTCGAGCAGGTCAGGTGCGGCGGCTATCAGGCAAGCGTTGGCGTGTATCTCTTTGTCGCCTCTGGCGCTGCGCCAATATGGTTGCACAAAGCCATCCCAATGAACGATTGCGCAGTCTAATTCAGGTGCAGCAGCAATCATTGGTCTACCCGAAAGAGGGTTCCCGTCATCGTCAATGATAATTTCCCACGGCCCCGGTGTATGCTTTGTTTCAGTCATTCTTTTTAGACTCCAAGTGTTTTACAAGATAGTTAGCGTACCAAGCTGCTTTCTTAGCATCCTGCTCAATAGCATCTTTCTTACCAAGACGAATAAGATACTTCAACTGTTGCCCTACAAGATGCCCTACAACACCATCTAGGTGTGGCAATATATGGACCATTAGATCCATGTACTCCATACCGTTTGGATGCTCTCTGTAAGACTTTGGAGGAATTACCTTGTAGTGAGGCGGGTTAATAGGGTCCGCTTCTGGTGTTTCCATTGCCCACCTCCAGCGCACAATTGCATACGGATCATCTTTTGTTGTCTCATCATAACACCAATCAAAGCTCTTAGCTAACCCCGACATAATTTCACCTGAGGCTAGCTCTACTTCTACTTTGGCGTCATCACGGCCAAGCCACATATCTCCATACCATTCATTCCACTCATTCTTTAACTCATTCATAATACGCATTTCAACTCGGTTAGTCATCAATTAATATCCTTTGATTTTAGTAGCTGTACATGGTGTTTAAGTTCTGATTTGTTAGCAAAGCCATACATCTGCGCTGCTAGTTGCTCTGCTTCATAACAAGAGTAACCTGCATCAAACTCTAAAATGGCTGCACGTTCCTCAAACATATCTTCAAGTAGTTGCCAGTCGTTTAAAAGCTCTTGATCTACCATTAGTCTACATAGCTCCTTAGTGCTTCAATTACTTCTTCTAGATGATAATACTTCTCTGTAATTAGTGCTTCGTAAAACGGGTGATGTTGATCATTCTCCCCTGCCCATGCAATAATAGGTTTATTAGTAGAAAAAGACGTATACATGATCTCCATAGCAGTACCAATACCTCGACCATCTTCTGCTCGAATATTAGCTACAATAATATCAGAAGCTTCGATATCCATGAGGTCTTGAGTTAAGATCCTGTTGTATAAGTTTCGTTTAGACCTGCCATTTATAGCATAACGTTTTTGATTATGTACAGGTTCTCGTCTAGTTGGGTCTAGAAACTTAACATCATAGTTACTCATATCTTTCTTAATTAAATCACGCCACCAAGTCATTTCGTTATGTGTAGCATTTTCAATTGGTCCAGCTAGATATACAGTTTTCATCTTTTTATCCTTAACAAGTAAAATATTTTCCGTTCATGTAAGTCCAAGCTTCTGAACCCATAGCTACATCAAAAGCTAT